TTGGAGAAAGACTATGCAGAAAGATAATTTGATTGAGAGTGTTATAGATAAAGGGTTTGAGAAGATATACTCTTCTTCTATGGTTGTAGAGCTTGCTCGTGAAGATGTTACTGACTATGAGCGTGGTAAAGTAGCTGGAAAGATAGAAATGCTTAACTGGATTTCATCTGAAATGAATTCAAATAATGAAGAAGATGATAAATAGTGTATAATTTCTAGTGATTCAATTTATTAACGGAGGATAGTTATGGGTTTATTTAGTCAAATAAGTGATGAGTGGAAGAGAAATAGACTTAGTGATGAGTTTAAGAGGTGGGAAACTACTTATGAGGACTGGTTTAGAGAGGATGAGGTTGAAGAAGAAGCTTTGATTGCTCCTGCTCCACCTACAGAAGAGGCTAGTTTACAGATAGGTGATGATGAAGATGAGCTGAAGAAGCGTAAGACTGGTAAAGGTAGTTTGAAGATACCACTTGCTGATACTTCTACTACTGGGTTGAATACATAATGCCTGCTTTAGATGTAACGGCAAAAGGGAGATTTGATGAACTGGATTCTGACAGGGGTACGACACTTGATAGAGCAGAGTTATGTGCAAAGGTTACAATTCCATATTTATTTATGGAGGAGGGTTCTTCATCACAAGATGATTTGGAAAGAGGTTATGCACAGGGCTATGGTGCTAAGCTTGTTAATCATTTGGTCGGCAAGTTTGCTTTATCTATACTTCCTCCTTCTCAGCCATTCTATAGGTTAAGTGCCACTCAAGAAGCTATGCAGGAAGTTGCTCAAGGCAATGAAGAGGTAGAGTTTCAGATAGAGAAGGTGTTGTCAGAGAAAGAAGAAGGTATACTCAGGTATATAAATAAGTCTAAGTTCAGAAGTAGGTTATATCCTGCATTGAGATTGGCTTTAGTTACTGGTGATAGCCTTGTAGAAAAGATGGAAGAAGACACATATAGAGTGTTTAATCTTAGAAGTTATGTTATAAAGAGGGATTCTTCTGGTAATATACTTGACTTGATTATAAAAGAGACACTCGATTATGATGCTGTACCTGAAGAAATACAAGGTTCTATAGATGAAAAAGAGAAAGAAGAACCTGTAGATTTATACACTAGGGTGTATTTAGAGGAAGGTGTTTACAAGAGGTATCAAGAAGTAGCCGAAGAAACTGTTTCCGGATCTGAGATTGACTTGAAAAACTTATCTGATAATTATATATCTATTAGATGGAACAAAGTTGATGGTGAAGACTATGGTAGAGGGTTTGTAGAAGAACATCTAGGTACATTCTTGTCTTTGGAGAAACAATCTAAGGTTCTTAATGAGAATTCAGTGGTTGCATCTAAGGTTGTCTTTACGGTTAATCCTAATGGTTTTACTAAGTATAAAGACTTTGTCAATGCTAAACATGGTGAAGCTATCAGTGGTGTTGAGACTGATATAGGTACTGTCAAGGTGAACAAGGGTACTGATTTAATGCAGACCTATAATCTTGTTCAAGACTATAAGAGAGAATTAGCAGAAGCATTCTTGATGGGTAGTGCTTCTATTAGAGATGCTGAAAGAGTTACTGCACATGAAGTTCAACTGGTTGCAAGTGAGCTAGAGGCTAGTTTTGGTGGTATATATACTGCTATAGCTGAGGATATTCAGTTGCCATTGGTAGAAAGTGCTATGAATACTCTTAAAATTGTTGGGGGAGAAGATGTAGATGTAATTATTACTGCTGGTGTTGAAGCACTTGGTCGTAATGTAGAATTGTCTAAGATTAATAATCTTATAAGTGAGTTGGGTATGTTAGCTCAATTGGTTGGACAGGAAGCTATTGCAAAAGAGATTAATGTTAAGGCATTTACTTCTGCTATGGTTGCAAATTCTGGTGTTGCTAGTAAGAATTTCTTATATAGTACACAACAATCACAAGCGAACCAACAAGCAAATTCTAATCAAGCGAATCAGGAGATGGCTAAAGAAGTAGCAATCACTGAGGGAGCTAAAGTAGCTAGTCAAAAAGCTATGCAACAATAAGGAAAATGAAATGACTGTAGTATTTGAAGTAGGAAGAAGTAAACCACAAAAAGTTGCAAACGGTGAAGAGATTAAGTCTGAGCCTAAAACATCTCTAGCTAGTAAAGAAGATTCTGAGAAAGCAATCGCCAAGGCTGAGAAGATTAGACTGCAAGAGATTCTTAAAGACAATGAAATAGAGTTTCATCCTAAGTTGGGTGTGAAGAAGCTACAAGAGCTTGTGGATGGCATTGAAGTAGATTAATCTGCGTGGTTGTGGGCTTTATTAGTCTTTCTCTCACAACCATAGCACTAAATATGAAAGACCTAATTAAATAGAAGGACTTAATATGTTATTTAAATTATATGGAACTGTGTTTAGAGAAGAAGCTAGTGAGGATGGTAGTGATTTGCCAAGTGCTGAACCAACTCAAGATGATGATGCTCAAAAGATTATAGATGAAATCAATGGTGAGCAAAAAAAAGAAGAAGATGTAGTTGATTTACCATCAGATAAAGCTGATGATGGTGAAGATACATTGTTTGCTGATAAGTACAAGAGTGTTGATGAGCTAAAAGCTGGTATAGCTGGATTAAAATCTAATTTACCTGATTATGTTATTGCTGGAATGAGCAATGAGGCTCTAGAGCAACATTATGTTGAGTTAAGAAAGAACTTTAGTGGTAAGAAGCCTAATGGAGACAGAAAGTTTCAAGAAGATGAGAAGCCACCAGAAGAAAAGCCTGATGAAAAGAAAGAAGAGAAGAAAGCTAATACTGCTAATCTATGGAAAGACCTAGAGAGTGACTTTAAATCATCTGGTAAAATCACTAATGATATGTATGACAAGTTTGAAGAGATGGGTATTCCCTCTAGTGTAGTTGATGGCTATGCAGACAATATGCATAAAGAGCAAGTAAGCTTTACCAAGAGTGTGTATGAGATAGCTGGCGGGGAAGAAGAGTTTAAGGCACTTAAAGATTGGTCTGAGGATGGTAACATTAGTCCTGCTGAGTTAAAAGCTATTGAGGGTATGCCATATGAAGCAATGTTGGGTGCAATTCATGGAATTAAAGCTAGATATGATTTAGCCAAAGGTGAAAGCACAACAATTTCAAAAAGAATTACTGGTGATACAAATCGTAACTCTGGTGGGTCATATACAAACCAAAATGACTACATGAAAGACATAGCTGATAAGAGATATGGTCAGAATAGACAATACACTGAGGCTGTTGAACTCAAGTTCAAGAACTCAAAATTTAAATAAGACTTGACAAACTACTAATTTTTTATCTATCATTAGGTTAAGATTTTATCTCCATGAGATAACTTAACCTGATTTAGATGAAGCCCAAAACTTCTTCTTGCAGATACCTAAGATATTGAAAAGAAAAAAAATCAATAACAAAAAAAACTAAATTAAAGGAATTGTTATGGCAACAATTACAACTAAATCAGGTTTAGCATTAACGGTATATGCTGAAACTCTTGCGGCTTTTGAACGCAAAAATATTTTTATGGAGCTTATCACTAAGCAAACTATTGACTCAGGTAAGACTGCTCAGTTTATTGTTAATGGTAGAGGTGCAGAAAACTCGATTATCCCTGCAACAGGTTTACCAGCTACAGATGATACTTACGATTCAGCTCAAGGTGCTACAAACGGTATTGTTAACACACATGCTATTGGTGCAAATCAGAGAGATGGTTCTTCTCAAATGGTTGTTACTGAAAGAACGATTGCAGTTGAAAGACCAATCTTTGTTCGTAAGCAACTTGATAACTATGAAGAGAAAATGGCACATTACAATATTCGTTCTATGATTACTGGTCAGAATGGTTCAACTCTTTCTAACTTTATGGACAGAAGAGTATTGATTGAGCTTGACCTTGCAACTACTGAAAGTGCTACTGATACTCAGTATGCTTATGGTGCTGTATTCAATACACTTATTACTACTGGTTCTACATCAGAAGCTAAAGGTGATGCAATCGTTGATTCTATCTTCGCTGGACTATCTATCCTTGATGGTAAAGACCAAATTGGTGAACAGAGATATTTTGTAACAAGTAATACGCATTACTACAATCTATTACTTTCTCAGAAAGCAATCAATCGTGACTTCAATGCAGGTGACAATGGTTCAATCTCTGATGGTAATGTATTCAAGATTGGTGATACAATTATCTTACGCTCAAACAACTTATCAGATGCTTTAGCTACAAATGCTATTGGTGTAACTGGTCAAGGTGATACACTAGCTGGATACTTATTCACTAGAGATGTTATCGGTATGGTTGAGTTAATGGGTCTTACTACTAAAGAGTGGTTTGATGATGATTATGATGAGACTGTAATGAAAGCTCAATTAGCTATGGGTGTAGATACTCTAAATCCTGGTTCATTAGTTGCTATAACAGCGGGGACAGTGGTTTCTTAATCCTTAACTAAGGATTAGGGATGTATAATATTTCTACCAAGAGTAGGAGTATTATATGTCAATAGAATATAGAGCATGTCAATCATGCAGTATTAGAAAAGAGCTTAATATAAGCAACTTCCCGTTTAGAAACGACACTAAAAAGTTTAGAAATAAATGTAAAGAGTGTAGAGCAGAGGAAGACAGAAATAAATATGCTGACAAGAATAAGTATATAACTAAATTAAAGAAAGAAAAAAATGACCTTTCCAGCAAAGGTTTTAAAAGGTGTACTAAATGCAGAGGTATAATGACCTTTGATAAGTTTAATGCACATCCACATGGATACTGTGGACTTAATTCAAAATGTAAAACTTGTCAAGCTGAAGACAAGAAGCCTTCTTGTAAAGAAGACAAAGACAGATGGCAGAAAACAGCAAGATTAAAGAAGTATGGTATTGCTTCAAAAGATTTTAATACAATGATGACAGAACAAGATGGAAGATGTAAGATTTGCAGTATTGAAATTACTGAAAAATCTGCCTCAATTGACCACTGTCATATAAATGGAAATGTAAGAGGTCTGCTGTGTACTCGATGTAACACTGGGCTTGGAATGTTTAAAGATAATATAGAGTTCTTAACTAGAGCAATATCTTATTTGCAATAAGGATTTATCAATGACTACATTAGAAGCAATAAATACAATGCTTTTGTATATAAATGAAAATCCAGTAATAGCAGGCGACCTAACTGAAACTCCCCCACTCAATATAATAACTCTTGCAAACAATGTCCTAGAAGAAAATATCAGAATGTTCGTTGCGACAACTGGTGATTCTGCTACAGATATAACTGACATACCATTATTGGTTCAAGACTATATTGTTAAGAGAGCAAGTAGAGGTTTGTTTACTAGAGTTATTGGGTTTGAAGAAAAAGGATTAGAGGTAATAGTGGTTGATGAAAAGCAATCATTGGGCAATGCTATTAGATATGCAATATCAGATGTACTTTCAACTACACATAAGTACTTAGAACCATTAGCATACAGATTGGCTATATCGGCATCATTTGAAGATGGCTATTCGGTATTGGTTCACCTAAAAGAAAGAGTCTCCGAGCTATCTACATTGAGTGATGAGCTTATATTGGCTACCATATCATTAGAGATGGATAGTCAAATAGCTCAAGAAGAAAAAGCTAGACTGTTGAGGGCTGTTAGATTGGCATCATTGGCTAGTTCTTCTATAGAAAAATACTTTCACTCATATATAATACAGAGATTGAAGGGTGAAACAATAGATGAGGTTAATCACGAAATAGCTATCTATCAAAATACAATATCAGTATTAACTGGCTCTGGGGACAAGGCTAAGATGGCAGAGTTAATGCTTAACGAAGGGAATAATTTACCTAATGATGAGCAAGTAAGGCTGGCAAAAGAAATAGCTAGAGGATATTTAGAGACTGCTACAGGAATAGATTACTTCAAGTCATATATACTGAAGAATATTCAAGGCATAACTGCTAATGAAGTAGAAGACGAAGTTAAATCATACGAAGATACAATTTTATCAATAGATGATTCATACAGCGATGAACTAAAGATGTCTATCCTTCAATTGAATGATGGCAACCAAATAGGACAAGCAGAAAAAGACAGACTGCTGAATAAAGTGAGATTGGCTACACTAGCTTTATCATCTACTAATGAATATTTCCACTCA